CGGGTCAGTGATCTGACAGGGGGGGCGTTTGTTCTTACATAGGTCCAACGAGATTGAAACTGAATGGACACGCTGCTCATGTTCCGACAATTTCGGCAGGTCACGCTTACGAAACACGTTCAACTGCAGGATAGCGTACTCGTCGGCGTTGAACTTGCCGTCGTCCATGCCCCGTGAAGCACCACGGGTGCTGCTCTTCCCCGACTGATGCACCAACCCGACCGGCATGTTCTCATGCTCGGCCCACTCTTTGATGCCCTTCAGCACGTTCGACACACCCTCGTAGCCGCTGGCGAACGGCATCTGTTCCAGAAAGTCAATCATCGTGAACTGCGGACGAGCCTGCCAGTAGTCCTCGCACTCGGCCAGAGCCACCGACATCTCAGGAAACGGCAACGCATATGGGAAGATCTTGACGCGATCCAGCCACGACCGCTTCGCTTCCTCAATCTCCCCGAGGTACGCCATGTCCGACGACTGCAACGCCTCTTCAATTGAAGCAAGGTTACGCTGGTACAACAGCGCATACAGTTTCGACACGACGAGAATCTCGGGCTCGTCGGGTGTGAAGATCACCGCATGGAACTCAGGGTCGGCCTTCAGGTTCTTCACTATGGACGACAGCAGCACCGCAGACTTGCCTGTGTGGGCACGACCTGTAACGACCAGAACGTCGGAGGGCCACACGCCACGCATCTTCTCATCGATACCGGGCAACCCGAGGTAGTAACGATCCTCGCTGCCCGCAGCGTATTCGACCCAACGGTCGACGGCCTGCGATGTGGGGCGAAAGTAACGGTACTCCCCGTTGTCCACCCCGACATCGACACCCGCTAGGCGGGCATCGATGTCGGAGGCGGACATAAGAGCAGCGTCAGAACTCACCGCTGGAAGGCGTACTGCTGGAGCGCCCCGCGGCGACCGTCCCAGTCGAACGGGACGGCATCCGCCTGCTGCTGCCCACCCGCCTGATCCCACACCTTCAGCGGCACGTTGGAGTCGCCGTCGTTGACCCACAGGCCCACGTTGCGGGCGACGTTGATACCGATGTGGTTCAGAGCCTCGGCAGTGACAGAGAAGTTCGGGAAGTTCTTCCCGCTCTTATTCGTATCAGTGGTGCCGTCGGCGTGTTCCTTGACCTCGTAAACCCTGATGACGCCGCCGTTGCCGTCTGACCATTCGTTCGGATGGAACGCCAGCAGGTTCCACGCAGCCTGCTTCGTGTCGGACTCCTTGCCGACACAGAAGTCCACTCGGGGATACACCTTCCCACCCATCGCTGGACGGGCAGCCATTGACTGCGCTGTCGGCCCTACGGGTGCGCTCGGTGGTGCCGTCGTAGCATGACCCTGCGTGGGCGCCGAGGGGGCGCTAGGCGGATCACTGTCAGGTCGGGCCACGCCGCTTTTGAGCGTCCGCATGACCACCCCCGACTCTGACAGGTCGAACTCCTGACCTGCCTGCTTCAGCACCTCTGCCTTGATGTCGTTGAACAGCCCCTCTGCTTCAACGAGGATTGACTGATCGTCAAACGAATCGGGGTAGGAGCGGGTGATGCTGAGTGTGTAATCAGCCGTCTCGTATGGGGCTTCTGACACCTTCTGTGAGAAGGTGACGCAAACCACCGACTCACCTATGTATGTTTCTGTCATGTTGTCTCCCTGTGTTACCACGGGTCAGAGCCAAGGTGTTTCCCTCGGCATTCTCCAGCCTGCCACACGGGGCACCACTTCGGTGAGCAACCCCACCAGCCCCAACGCTTCGGCCAGACCTTCAGGTCGGACTGCAGCAACTCTGCAGCCGACCAGCACAAATCCTTCAACGCTTCAGTATGCGCCTCAGTTCGTTCGATCTCTGTCCGCTGAACGACCCCGTCGACCAAAGCAACAAGGTTGAACGCCGTAGACCCGAACGCCGCACAATACACATGCGACTGCAAGTCCCACCGCTTCTTCTCCCACGGCTCATGCTTGCGACTCGGGTTCTTCCAATCCCATATCGACCTGTCCTCGTTGATCCAATCAGCAGTACCAGTCACCACCAAACGAACCCCATCCCGCTCATCCAACGTAAACCGAAACTCCTCCTCCACCCCGACAGGATGCAGCAACGGAAGAACTTCGTCATACCACACCCGAGCATTCCTACGAGCCACATCTATGACACGAACATGATCGTCACGCCACACATCGACATCATCAACGCTGTTATGAAACAGATCGTCAATGACATCCTCCATCACCTCAAACGCAGGATCATCACCACGCATCATCGCACGCCCCACATACTCAATGGCGCCATGCACCAGATTGCCACGCAGCATGTCGGAACTCTCCCTCTGCGTAACCAACCCCAGGCGATCCTGCCGCGCCCACTCAGGACAGTTCGACAAGGCGTTCAACCAACTCTGACGGATCGGAATCTCTATCATGTGAACAGTGTACCTTTCGGATGTGACACCCGATGGACAGGGCCGGCACCTCGGGAGCGTGAGATGCCGGCCCCTATACGTTCCGTTGGGGGGGCACCCCCCTGAAGGGGTGCCCCCACGTTACCGTCTCCACCCCACCCATGTCAAGCACCCTCAGGATACCGGTCAAGAAGCAGCCGCAACGTCGTTCCATGAACCCGCTCATGCGTCGCACGATTCATCATCGTGTGCGCCCTACCCCGCTGAATCCCAGCCCTGCGAGCAACCTCAGCGCCGTTACCCAACAGCAGGTTCTCCTCCAACATGGCGTGCCGCCTAACCCACCCCACCGCCAGCAACACAGCCTCCGTGTTGCGACTCACCTGCGTCGCATACCCCAGGTCGAAGGCACCCCCACCCGCCGCCTTTACCCTTTCTTCCAAAGCGGAAGCAAAGGTTTCAGGATCAATAAGCAACGCCAAACGCAACGCATTCGCATCAATAAACACAGGGTCAACCATAAGAATCTCTCTTTCTAATCGTCCAAAGACCGCGACAACTCAATGATATGTGCTGTCAATTCCTGAATCTTTACCTCTAAGTCCAACAAAGTGTCCGTGTCGAACTTCCGAGAGTTCGACACGATGTGATTGAACGGCGCATACAAAGAAAGCATGCTTCTCTGCGCTGCCATCAGCGAGGCTTCCAGGTGGTTGCCCAGCACGTTTATCAGTAACTCGCCTTCGGGTTCATTCGGTGTAGCCATCAATGGCCTCCTTCACTGTTGCGATCGTACCCAACGCATCGAAACGGATGCGCCACAACTCATCCGCATAGCGGACCTCGCCGGCACGATCTGCTTCCAACAACTCGTCGTACAAGTCGTCGACCAGTTCCTGCAACCTGTCGATCGCAGCCTGCGTCGACGCACGCTTCTCAGGTGTCATCTTCATCGTCGTCTTCATCGTCGTCACCCCCCAACACCTCGTCCCAACACCCGAAGTCACACAGGTACCACCCCTTGCGCTTCCCTATCAGAACCTCCCGCTCGGCGGCACTCAACCTCGGGAAGACGTCCTGCACATTCACGCCTCCACCCAACCACCGATCGTAAGGCTCGGCCTGAACAATCGTCCCGACCGTTCGGTCGCAATTGTTGCACCTGGCCGACACGAACACCACTTCCTTCGCCATGTCAACCCTCCCTTCGGCACACTCGGCACTCAGCCTCGGCCAACAACCTGAGGCTGCGCTCTATCTGACGCATCACCTCCATCAACTCACGGTGGTCCCTACCCCCCGTGTGCCGATGCTGCCACTCGCTTTCGCGATACCGCTTCTGTGCCTCATTGAACTCACGGGCTTCCTCGCTCAAACTCATACCTCCACCTCCGAGAAGTCGTCACCACGCACCTCGGCCTCGTAGTGGAACATCGCCATACCCCACAGCGTCGGCCAGTCCATCTCCCACAGGTCAGCCAGATGACGCAGGTCGCACAGCAGGTCGTAGATCGACTCAGCCTCATGGCGGGGAATGCTGCCCCCTTGATGCGCCGATACCGCACCCTCCGCACGGACAACACGACGATCATTGGCACTCACGCCTCCACCCCCTTGTCGACCAGCCCTATGAAGTAGTCCTCCACCTCGGCCTGCACCGCATCGGTGAACCAGTCCGAGTCGGTGATCACGTTCACACGATGCGTGACCAGTTGATCAACCAACTCCAGCAGCGCATCGGCCACGACCTGGGCTTCGTTCGTGATCGTCACGACGCCACCCACTCACGCAACGCCGACACGATATGACGAGCCTCGGTGCCACGACCGAACGCCGTCGTCCACTCCACACCAGCCCGCCTCGCCACCCAGATGAGGAACGACAGGTTGTTGACGCCATCGACCGACTCCAGCAACTCACCCTCGGGTGAGAAGATGCTGCCCTTGTGGCTGCCATCGGAGTAGTGCGTATGCACCAGCGTCGCCTCGTCCAGCACCTCCCTCGGGAAGTGCGGCTCGTAATGCTCGGGTCGATGATTCCGTGACCCTCGCCTTCAATGGTGTCGTCGGCCAACGCCGCCTCCACCAACTGCTTCGTGATCTCCATGACTGTCTCCCTTGTGGTTGTGGTTCCTGACGCCGTCACCCTACCACCCCCCAACCCCCCGTCGTGTCACCTCCCACCGCACACGAAACGCCGCCGGCATCAGCGACGCCACGCGGCTGGTCGACGCAGGCCAGGAACCGTCGACAACAACGGAGCCGAGCATGCACGCAACAACCCAGCCGTGCTGATAGCATCGGCTCCGAGGTTCCCCGCAGGGGAACCCAGAGCAAGGGAGTACCCATCCATGCATGAGATAAACACCGAGATCGACCG